TCCATACCCTGACCAACGTTATATGGTGAAGGGTTGGTGGTAGCACTTCCAACTGGGTTGAGGAGTCCTGGGTTGCTGCCAGACTGGTCGGTAGTACCGAAACCAACTAGACCATCGGAGAATCCACCTGAAAGTGAACGTCCGCTGTTCTGACCAGAGAATGCTGAATCAACTTCATCGAAGAAGGTTTCAGATCCGTTCTGACCATTGTAACGTGAGCGCATTGCAAAAATAAGTCCAGTAGGACCGTTCATTGGTTGAACGCCGCAAATGTCATAAGCAATGAGATTAGGCATTGCACGACGAATCAGACTGATTAAAACTGGATCGAAACCAGCAACAGGACCTGCAGGATTTGCTGAACCAGTAAATCCACCAGTTCCTGCAGAGTTGGTTGGGGAAGCTTCGCCAAGAAACTCAGCAGATTCGCGGAGTTCTCTTTCTTGGTTCTCAAGAAGAATTGCCGTGACTGATCTGCGGTGTGAATCTTTGATTGAATCTAGACCATCATAGTCTAGGATTGGAGACCATTTCTCCGTTAAGTGTTCGGTGTTAAAGCCGTTCATTTGATCTGTACCTCGGTAAGTGTTGTTTAAATTTGCGGTTTGAGTATTATCTAAAAATCACTTTTTAGTAACGGTGGAAAGAGCACGAAGATAAGAATCCATAGATGGAGAATAGGTCTCTCTTTGGAAACTGGCCTCTTCTGTGAGACTTTCCGTCTCATTTACTGTAATTCCAGTATTTCTTGGAAAATAAGATTCTCTAAGAGTTACTAGTTTTTGGTAATAGTCATTCTCACTCTCAAACTCAACACTTTCTGCGAGGGTTGCAAGCTTATCCTTTTGGGAAATTGCAAGACCTTCGGAAACTGTATTGAGAACGGTTTCAGCAACCGACTCACTCAGTTTGTTGGTAAGAGCAATATTTTTAGAAATTTGCTCGTTGAGTTTTTCTTCCATTTCATCAAGTTTTTCTACCATGCTCTCAAGTACATCATATTTCTCTTCAGGCATTGATACATAATGATCTTCAAAAAGTCCCTTGAGATTAACAAGGAATGACTCAGTGATTTCAGTTTTGAGACCACTTTCAACTGCGAGAGCATTTTCTTCTAACCATTCGGAAGAAACATACTCAAGGTATGAATCAACACGTTCGGTTAGTTCGAGTTTGATATCTTCAATCTCTTCTGCAAGAGCAATACTATATTGCTCTTCTAAACCTAATTGAATTTGTTTTGTTTTAGCGTGAAGTGCAGCTTCGAATACGAGCTTTGCCTTCTCTTTAAATTCTTCGGAGAGATCTTCATCAGAAAGAAGAGCAGTTACATCCTCTTCAATGAAATCATCTATACTTCCTTCTTCTTCAACTTCCAGTTCGACTTCTTCAACTTCCTCTTCCTCAACAAGTTCTCCTTCTTCTTCTGATTCCTCTTTAACTCCACCACCTTGACCAGGGGTAGAGACTGGAGTTGCGGAAGTTTCGACTGATGCTGCGGCAGAAGCCTTGGCGTTTACAACATCTTTAACTTGCTTAAGAGTTGCGCTAGGAGTCTTAAGTTGATTTGAATTGTCATCTGGACGGCTATTTTCTGGAGTTGGACCTCCAAGATCTTCCCAAGCACCGGTTTGTCCAGGAGTTGCAACAGGAGTTGCACTCTTCTGAGGTGCTTCCGCTGCAGATGCATTTGCATTCACAGCGGTTTTGGATTGTGAAGTGCCAGTTTCCATTTCTTGTAAGTTTTTACCACGGGACATTTGTACTCTCCGATTACCTTTGTAACTTTGTATAATCTATATTTATTTATTAAAATTAAAGATTTAATAAAAACTCGTTAAACAGATTTAGTTTCTGCTCATCAAGTATTTTTTGATCCGTAAAAGTATTTATTCTTTTTTGTGTTTTAGAAGCAAGTTGTTCTCTAAGAATTCCTCCTTCCCAACACCATTCTTTACCTTCCATAATACCCTGAACAAAAGCATCAGGTGCAGAAGGGTCGGCAACAATATCAGCCGCTGTTGCAAGCATAAAGTCTTCACCAACAATTTTATGACCTTCATTAGTCATCTTAAGCGAACCAACACCACGAGAAGAAACGCCAAGCATGACTCCCTCTCCAATCAAAGATTTTGCAATCTTACCCATTGGAGTTTCAAGAAGTTGAGCCTTACCCTTAAAATTATTTCCTTCGCAAGTAAGAGAAACAATTTTATGAGAAACACGGTCCAGATTTACCGTGGGCCCATCTGGATGACCAAGTTCTCCAAGAGCTCGGCCTTTTTGAATAAAGTTTTCATCATATCTTTTTACTTCACGGGAAAGTGTATCTAATGGATACATTCTACCATTACGGTTGCAAATGTTTCCCTGAAGGAAAACTCCTTCAATATACATTTTCTTTTCAGCACCTTTGCCTTCAGTGATGAATTTGACCTGTTGTACTTCTTCTGTGATTAGTTTCATTGGTTTAATTGGTAAATCCTACTTTAGATGCTTTCACCGATGCAGAAGATGCAAAGATAACATCAGTTGAAGCTTTTTGTAAAAATTCAACATGCGGGTGGTGCGGCAAAGTAAAACTAATAGTTGAAGCAGCACCAACTGCGGTTGAGATACTTACCGTTTCCGGTTGGGAGGAAAGATTGCATAATCTCACACAAGTTGCCTCACTAATACTTGAAGCAGCGCCTGCAGTTGTCGGCATTGCAACTTCTGTTGCAATTAATTTTGTTTTTTGCATCTTTATAATAAAGTCTTATAATAGTTATTTATTATTCTACATCTTCTTCAGAATCTTCTACTGGGATTTCCAGAGTTTCTGGTTCTAGTTCTGTCCCACCAAACATAGATGCCGATACAACAGGACGAATAATATCAATATTTTCTGCAGACTTTTGCATTAAAATCTCTTTAATTTTATCACTAATATCTGCGGGAGATTCGTCAGCAACCATCATGTCAATAAGATCATTCATTGTTTTAATTCAGCGTTTACTTGAGAATATTTATATTCTGCCACCCTTAGGAGTTTTTATAGGAGGCACTTCTTCAGAAGATGGAAGTTCAGCAGCATTAGTGGAAACTTCTGGAGACATTGGAACCTCTCCAAGTGCGGGAGATTCTGTTGGTGATTGAGGTTCCCCTATTGGAAGTCCAGTAGCTGGATCAACTGGAGGTGGGATAATTCCAGCTTCTTTTTCCAAAGCAATTTGTTCATCAATCTCAACCATTTCAGAATCAGTTTGTTTTAGAATAGTTCTTCTTATATAATCAACAGAAAAATATTTCCCAACATAAGGTTCTGCAACCGCAAGAACATTGAGTCTGTTTTGAATTAATTCGGCTTCTTTAAGTTCTGAAAAATGATTATCATAAACATAATCGTATTGAATGTGTTCTGATAAAATATCCCAATCTTCTGGGGTTACAATATTTTTTAATACAAGTTGAGTTTTTAATAGATCATGAAAAAGATGTGAAAATCTTTTTCTCAATCTACCAACAAACTTTGTAAATTTAAGTTCATCTCTTAATATTTCTGATGATCTTCCAAGATTAAATCCTCCACTAGATGCTAAACGAGAATCTGGAACTCCAAGAGCTCTGTATAGTTTTTTCTGGAAATACTCAATATCTGCAAGTTCTCCCAGATTTTGGCCTCCTGGCAAAGTAGTGATTTCAGTGCCTCTACCTCCTTCACGACGGGGTAACCAAAAATCTTCAAGCATTGCCATCATTTTTTTATCATCACGAATCTCTCCAGTATTTGCATCATATACCATTTTATTACGATATCTCGTCATTACATCACGAAGATATTGTTCAGCTTTAATCTTTGGCAAGTTACCTACATCAATATAAAAAATTCTTCTTTCTGGAGCACGAGACATTCTATAGATAACTAGAGAATCTTCAATCATACGAAGTTGGTTGACAGCTTTAATCGCCTTATGTAACCAAGATAAAATAGTTTGTTTATTACGATCAACTAATCCGGAGTGAACGAAACTAATAGCATCTTTTGAAATTTTTACTGAATTTATATTATTTTTGAATGTTGATGATTGGCCATAACCACCAGTAGTCGTATTTGGATCATATTGAAAAAATTCCTCTACTTCCGGAGTTTGAAAATTCTCGGTAGCCCCTTTGACGCCTCCTGGAGTAAAATTTGAATTTCTAAGGTGATTTGGATTTTTTTTAATTCTACGAATAAGTTTTATTTTAAGGGGATCTATATATCGTAATTCCTTAATTCCTTCGTTGGGTTTCTCAATATCAATAAGTTTATGATATTATA